GACTGGCGCAAGGCCAGGGAAGCGACGATGCGCCTGTATGATGGGATGGACATATACGCCTACTACATACAGCACAGGATAATGACCGCGGACATGGTGCATCATGTGGTCGAGCTGGAAGAGGACTGGACACGGAGGCTCGACATCAGGAACCTTCTGCCATTGAGCAATGGCAGCCATGGAATCGTCAGCGCCCTGTACGAGAAGGACGAAGCGACGAAGAAGGCGACGCAGCAGCTGTTGCTGGGGCTGATGGCATCTCACTGGAAGGATGCCGGGGGTATCGAAAAAGTTTTGGCCGGCCTGGATTAGTCGCGCCCCCTCTGCTCCGTGGAGAAAACTCCCCACGGAAATTCCAGAATATGCCCGCCAGATGAAAGGGCAGTGTCAGATTCTGACACACCGCAGGGAAGGACAGTGAGAGAGGAGGTCGCAGGGATATGGCAGGACAAAGACAACCTATCGAGCTAGTAGTGGCAAAAGGCAAGAAGCACTTGACGAAGGCTGAGATCGAGGAGAGGAAGCGCACGGAAGTGAAGGCGCCTGCGGACAAGGTGACAGCGCCGCCATATCTGACGCCGGAGCAGAAAAAGAAATTCAAGAAGATCGTGAAGGAGCTTCGGGCGGTAGACCTTGTATCGAATCTGGACGTCGATGCGCTTGCACGGCTTGTCATCGCGATGGACAGGTATGTCGCCATCACTGAGGAGCTGAACAGGCAGCCGCTGATGCTGACCATTCAAGTGCCGTCCGGGGTGAAGGATGCTGAAGGCAATCCTGTCCTGGAGGAAAAGGAAGTGGTGAATGGGGAAGTGGAAAGGCTGCTGCTGATTCAAGACCGATGCTTCAAGCAGTGCAGGCAGGGCGCGTCAGACTTCGGCGTGACGGTGTCGTCCAGATGCAGGCTGATGATCCCGAAGGCGGACAAAGAGCCGCCGAAGGAAAACAAGTTCAAACAGAAATTCGCATAGGTGCGGACACGGACAGGGTAACACAGTACGCACTGGATGTCCTTGCGGGGGAACTGACGGCTGGCGAGCTGGTGAAGCTGGCCTGTCAAAGACATATTGACGACTTGGAGAGGTCGAAAGCTGCGCCGTATCGGTACTACTTCGACGAAGAGGAAGCAGAACGCATCATCGAATTCGCGGAGACGCTGACCATCGCAGAAGGCGAGGAGCAGCAGGAGGTCGAAGCATATCCCTTCCAGTGCTTCATCCTTGGAAGCCTAAACGGATGGAGGACGAAGGACGGGCATCACAGGCGCTTCCGCACAAGCTACATACAGCTGGGGCGGCAGAACGGGAAGAGCTTCATCAACGGGATTCTGGCCACTTATTACGGGAATTTTGACCGCTATAAATATGGACAGATATACTGCACGGCCACGAAGAAGGAGCAGGCGCTGATCGTATTCAGCGAAATCGTTAAATTCATCGAATCGGATGCAGACCTGTCAGAGTGCTTCAAGGTGCATGAGCACAACAGCACGATAGAGTGCCTTCTGACGAAGTCGAAAATCAAGGCGCTGTACGGGGACACGAAGAGCATCGACGGATTCCGCCCATATCTTGGAATCGTGGACGAGTACCACGCGCACAAGGACGAGCAGATGTACAAGCTGCTGGAAGGCGGGATCAAGAAGATGAAGTCGGCGCTGATCTCCGTCATCACGACGGCGGGATTCGACCTGAAATCGCCGTGCTACGAGCTGTACGAATACTGCGTGAAGGTGCTGAAGGGAATCGCAGAGAATGAAAGCCAGTTCATTTTCATCACACAGATGGATGAAGGGGACGACATGTGGATTCCGGAAAACTGGATAAAGGCGAATCCGATCCTGGAATATGACCGGGACGCGCTGCGGAACATGATCCCGGTCGCGGAGACCGCGAAGGAGATGGGCGGGCGGACGCTGCGGGACTTCATCGTCAAGCAGCTGAACATGTGGATGCAGTGGACGAATGATGTCTACATCAAGGACATGTCAGCCTGGCAGAAGTCGGCAGTGGAGAAGACGCTGGAAGACTTCCGGAAAGGAAAGTGCTATGTCGGGCTTGACCTGTCTAGCGGCGGCGACCTGACATCGCTGGCGATCGTCTTCCCGTTCCTGAAGGAAGGCGTCCGGAAATACTTCGTGCACACGCATTCCTTCATCCCGAAGATGCAGGTGCAGGAACACATGAAGACAGACCGTGCTCCCTATGACCTGTGGATTCAGCAGGGGCTTCTGACCGTCACGGAGACGATGGGCGGCATCAAGACGGATTACAAGTACATCCTGGCATACCTCCAGGAGCTGCTGAAGCAGTATGAATTCGACGTGCAGTTCATCGCATACGACCCGCACAACGCATCCGCGTTCGTGTCGGACTTGGAAGCGATGGGATGGGACAGCGTGGCGACGACACAGTCCGCGAAGGCATTGAACGACGCGACGGTGGACTTCCGGTTGGAAGTCATGGCCGGGAACGTGGAGCACGACGGGAACGGGGCGCTGAGGTGGTCTATCGCGAACGCGAAGACCGTGTCGAACAGCTTCGGGGAAATCAAGATAGAAAAAGACCTGCGGACGGACCGCATCGACATCGTGGACGCTGTCATCGACGCGTGGACGCTGGCGATGAAGGGAGAGGTGAAACCGGATGCGAATGAGTTCCTCCAGCTGTGGCTGCAGCAGCAGGAGAAGTACACAAAGAAGGCTGAAAGGGGGTGAAGAGGTTGGCCGTTTGGAAGAAGCTGGCGCGGGGGGTGGCGAGGCTGCTGAACATGAACACGGTAGACACGCCGACGTCGCCGAAGATGGAGGACGAATCTTTCCTTGAATGGATGGGGATAAGGCGGACAAAGAAGTCAGAACCGCTTCAGGAAGTGACATACTTCACCTGCCTGAAGATGATGTCGGAGACCATGGCGAAGATGCCTTGGAAATTCTACCAGAAGACGAAGAACGGCATCAAGGAGCCGGAGGAGACGGACATCGCCCGGCTGATGAAGGAAAGGCCGAACCCGTTCATGACACCTACGACCTTCTGGAACACGGTGGAGATGAACCGGAACCACTTCGGGAACGCCTATGTCTATGTGCGGAGGAAATTCAAGCGGCAGAAGTACGGCGGGGAGCTGAAGGCGCTGGACATGTTGGTAATGCCATCGAACTGTGTGCAGGTCGTGGTGGATGATGCCGGATACTTCGGAGGGAAGGGCAAAATCTGGTATGTCTACAATGACAAATATTCCGGGCAGCAGTACGTCTTCGGGACGGATGAAGTGCTGCACTTCAAGACGTCGCATTCGCTTGACGGGATTACCGGGCTCCCGGTGCAGTACATCCTGAAGAGCACAGTGGACGGCGCTGCCGCGTCGCAGGACTTCCTGAACAACCTTTACCAGAACGGCCTGACGGCGAAGGCCACGCTGGAATATTCCGGAGACCTGAACGAAGAAGCGAAGAACAAGCTGATCCAGGCTTTTGAGATGTACGGGGCAGGGACGAAGAACACCGGGAAGATACTGCCCGTGCCGCTGGGGATGAAGCTGACGCCGCTGGACATAAAGCTTTCCGACAGCCAATTCATCGAGCTGAAGAAATATTCCGCGCTTCAGATTGCGGCAGCCTTCGGCATAAAGCCGAACCAGATAAACGATTATGAAAAAAGCAGCTATTCAAACAGCGAGATGCAGCAGCTGTCCTTCTACGTGGACACGATGCTTTTTGTCATGAAGCAGTATGAGGAAGAAGTGGACTACAAGCTGCTGACGGAGGAAGAACGGGAAGAGGGGAAATATTTCAAGCTGAATGAGAAGGTGCTGCTGCGGACGGACAGCAAGACACAGATGGAGATAATGGCATCTTCCATCAACAACGGCATACAGAAGCCGAACGAGTGCCGCAGGAAGCTGGACTTGATGGACGCAGAAGGAGGCGACAAGCTGATAGTGAACGGAAGCTATATCCCGCTGGAAGATGTCGGCAAGCAGTACGGGGTGGACACGGAGGGCGAAGAGCAGGACGGAGAGGAGCCGCCGTCAGGGGAAGGGGAAAACCAGGAAGGGCAGGCGGGGCAGCAGGGACAGGAC